GCTGTAATAGTTCAAACTAAATTTCCTATATGAATAATTTGTCAACTATAATTTCAACTTCAGGTAGTAGCACTTCATAATGTAAATTCTAAAGTATTACAACCTTGTTCCGTTCAATTATAAGCTCAATTACTTATATTACCAAAATTTCAAAAGTGAAAAGTTGTTACTATTTCAACATTTTGTGGTGTTTTTCATAATCAGTGGGTTATATCTGTTGTAGTTCAAACTAAAGATGTTGCATCTATTGAATCATTTGATATATCTGATAAAAATGAATAATTATCTTTTAATTGTTTAGGTGTTGTATATTTTATGTCATCTGTTCAAGTAGTTACATCACTATCACTTGCTTTTTCTATTGTTTGTAATACAAAATTAGTTCAGTCATAAACTAAATCATATACTTGTCAAGCTATTAATTGTCAAGCTCATAAGTCATCTCAATCTCTATCTTTTATTGTTTTTACTCATAAACTATTTACATTTATTGTTGATGTTGTTGTATTTGTATTTCAAGCTCATATCTTTACTGAAAATCTCATTCACTCAACATAACTTGTTGGAGCTGGTGATAATGTAATTACATATGCATCTGCTGTTCAAGTATCTTCATCATAAGTATAACTTTGCTTTTGGACTGCTCTTCATAAAGTCAATGGATTTACTGTTAATACTGCTCAAGTTCCTCAAGTTTCTGTTCAGTCTTCTGTTTCTGTCTGTGTTCAAACTTCTACTTTTCAAGCTACTGTTTCACTTGCATTTACAAAAGAAGAAGAAGATGTAGACCATTCTAACCAACTACCTCATAAACTATAAGTTATTTTTCATTCACTAGTTAATCAAGCTATTAATCAATCTGTTGCAGGACTTCCTCATAAGTCACTATCTCTTGCTGTGCTATCTGCATAAAAATAAACTCATTGAGTTCTTCCATCAATTTTGGTGTTTATACTATCTACTAAATCCTCCCAAAACTTAAAATTGTCTGATATTATTACTTTACTTCCTACTGAATGGCTTTGTGCTGTTGTAGTTACTCATTCTCATTGACTTATATTCCTTGTAGTAATTGTAAATGTATTTGATGTTATACTTTCTAATTTTACAATTTCTTGATTTGTTTTTCAAGGATTTATTACTCAATATGTTGTTACTCAACTTGGAAATGTAAAGTCAGGAGCTGTTGCTACTTTCATACTAGTTTGTGATGTATCCATAGCTTCTGATAGTGTTGTTTCATATCAATCTTGTAAAGGATAACTTAAAACATTTGTCATTTTAAATAATTATAATATAAATTAAGATATATTTGCATAAGGGAATATATCAATTGCTTCATCTTGTTTACTAATTGTTATTTTATCAAGGGTTCGTGCTTGTGCTACTCAATTACTATACATTCTTACTTGGATAGTATTTCAAATACTATATAATGGTATTCTAATCAAATATTTATAAACTTCAATATCTTTAGTAATTGCTGGTCAAGTTAATGGTAAACTTCATATTGGACTGCTTCATAAAGTCTTTGTTGCTGATATTCATTCAACAATATTAGTATCTGATATTATTCCAGAGCTTTCAACTTCTCAATCAATTATAATTTCACATTCAATATCATTTCATTTACTTTTTAATCAAATAATATCTACATAATCAAAAGTCTTATATAGTCAAGGCTTTCAAAAGTCCCATTGTTTAGTCTTTAGTTCATATTCTATATTACTTCATAAGTCATCAAATCAAGTTTCTATTTCAAACATTTGTCATCAACTAGCACTTGCAATCAAATAATGATATTTTCAATTACTATCAATGTAATATCAATAATCATAACAACTTGGAAGATTATAAGAACTCCATCATCTAGTTAATGCACTATAAACTAAAGTATTGTTATTTATATCTGTTCATACAGTATTAAAACTTGTATAATAATTTGTCAATGGTCTTGCATATAATCAAATAACATTATTATATTGTTTAGGCTCTATATTTCAAATTAAGGGTCTTAAACTATCAGATAATGGTAATGTTTCTAATCAATCAGCTCCACTTACTCATTGTCTTGCTTTTAATGTATCAAATCAAGTATCATTAAAATATAATAAACTGTTTCATACATTCTTAATATTTCTTTGTCAATATCAACCATTTTGTCAATCAATAGGTGTTGAACTTGGTCCACTCAAATCAATAGAATAAATCTTACTATTCTTAAATACTAATATAATGCTTCCTAGTTCTTTTAATCAATTTATTCTTCATAGTTCATCTCATCAAACAACTACTGCATTTGTATTTAATGTATTTGCATCTGCTGATGCACTATTAATATAATATAAAGTGGATGGATTTATATCTTCTCAAGCTCCAAAAATAATATCTGACATATATTGTAAATATCTTACTTTAGGTTGAGTTGCATATTCAGTATAAGTAGTTCAGTCATAACTTGCATAACTATTTACTCAATTACACATATAAATAATATTTTTATATACTGCAAAACTCCAACGGGTTCTAGTAACTCAATCACTTTCAAACTCACTTAATCAACTTTTAATACTGTTTCGGTTTCAGGTTCATTCATCATATTTATACATATTAGTTCAAGCTGTGCAAATTGCAATTCTTACTCAAGTATCATCTCTTTGAAAAAAGAAATAAGAAGTTATTGGATTAGTTCAGATTGAGTTTCAAAATGTAGTAATCCCTCTTCTAGTTTCAATTCTTTTATCTTTATTATAAAAAAAGTTATTCAATAATTCAAATTGATTGTCTGCTATGTTTGTTGGCTCTAATAAACTTAATCATCAAATAAAGTTTTCAATACTTACTGTATTACTCATTTTAAGTATTAATTATCTAAAACATTTTCCCTTGTCATTCAACTACTTCTTTGTATTCAAAAACTCATATTATAATCATCAAATATGTAATCAGTTAATAATCTTGAAATCTCTAATCAATATCATTGATATTTTAAATTACTTTGATTATCATTTCTAATTTGACTAAATAATAAATAACTAGCATATTTTACAATTGCTAAATCAAAACTATCTGGAAATAAACTATCTTGTAGTTCTGTTATTGTTGGTAATCTTTTATAATAATCTAAATCTAAAGTTCAACTATTATCAGGAGTAGGGTCTACTCATAATTTAGTTCAAAAAATATAATAATAATAAGGTGCTCAATTAGAAAATGTATCATAAGTTTTCTTAAGTTCTTTTTTAGTAGTTCTTACTAATTCTTGTCAATTGTATCTTACTAAATCTAATTTAATAAAATCACTTGGTAAATTGTATTCTTTAGTTCAACTGATAGTGGTATAAGTTGTATTTTCTTGATTTTCTCTTCGTGCATAATTTCAATCACTTTGTATTTTATCATAAGCACCATTAATAGAAAAATCAATTATATCATTACTCCATACTTTTCAATTAGGGTCTATTTTAATTTCATTTCTTACTTTAGTTCTTAATGTTGTTAATGATGACATAATTAAATTAATAATTAATAAATAACTTGTTATAATCATTTTTTTAACATTTTCAATATTAATAATGATTTTCTTATAACAATAAAAAACCTTATATAAGGTTGTGTTAGTTTTATTATTATAGTATTCAATAAGAGCTGGTGGATTAGTGACTGTCTACTGACTCGTATAATCTCTTAAACCATATTATTAAATAATCTTATATAATCATTTATTTAATTATTTCAAGTAGAATTTATTAATTTTTCTAAATCTTCATCACTCATAGTTGTTATATCTCTATTTAGATTTAGATTATTCTGATTTACTTCTTGCTTATCAATCCAATTATAATTATTCTTTAAACTAAATATAGTAACAGCTGGATTATTTAATCACATCATTCACCTTTCTTCCATATTAGCTTCTATTTTTTCTTTAGCTTTTTTTATTGTGTCAAAAAAACTTAAGTCTCTATCTTCATAATTAATAAGAGTTTGTCTATTAGTTCAGAGATAACTAGCTAATCAAGTGATAGTATAAGGAATAGGTTCTTTATAATTATGAATTTGTCATTTAATTACAACTGACTTTTCTATTCAATTATCACATCTTTGAAAATATTGATTTATTTTTTCTTGTAGTTCTTCAACTGACTTAAATAATAACGGTCTTCAATTAGTCTTAGTCATTGATATTTATTATTTAATAAAATTAATTTGCATTCAAATATCTTTAAATTTTTTTAATGTTTTAATACTTACTATTCATCTAGCTCTTATCTTATGAATAGTAGTAGTAGATATTCATAGTTTTTTTTCTAATTCTTTTAA